GATTAATCCCATATTAATAGAAAGGATAAAGAACCATGAACCAAGAACCAAAAGCACAAACACAAAACGATATAAATAATTATACGTTACAAGTTTGCTTAACAATGACAAAACAAATCAATCAACTTGTTGATTGTATCAACAAACTAGATCAAAGAGTAACAGCCCTGGAACGTGAAACAAAAGTTCAAACTGTTACGCATAAAGTTTAATTAATAATTAAACCTAGAGCCGTGAACCATGGCTCTAGGTACTTACATCAGATCCAAAAAACAAAAACCCCTTTACCTTTACCCCCACCCCCCTAAACTAGCCCGGTATAAAATAATTTACACTACGCCCCCAGTTTGATACAAACAATACCATGCAAAACAAAACGGAGGTCCAACTCCAAAAAGAACTATTGGAACAGCAATTAAGAAAGTTAGACCTAGCCGAAAAAAGGTTTATTCCCTTTGTCAAACACGTTTGGCCAGAATTTATTGAAGGAGATCATCATCGAAAGATAGCAAAGAAGTTTGAAGATATTGCCAGTGGAAAGATTAAGCGATTGATAGTGAACATGCCCCCCAGGCACACTAAATCAGAGTTTGCTTCTTATTTGTTTCCTGCATGGATGGTAGGAAAAAATCCAAAATTAAAGGTGATACAAACAACACACACAGGAGAACTTGCAGTTAGGTTTGGTCGTAAGATGAAAAACCTTGTTGATACAAGTGAGTTTGCACAAGTCTTTGAAGATTGTAAAATTGCAGCAGACTCCAAAGCGGCAGGACGTTGGGAAACAAACAAAGGTGGCGAGTACTATGCAGCAGGTATNGGTGGTGCGATAACCGGTCGTGGTGCAGATTTATTAATTATTGATGATCCACATTCCGAGCAAGATGCATTAAGTGAAACGGCTATGGATTCAGCATACGAGTGGTATACTTCTGGTCCTCGTCAACGTTTGCAGCCAGGTGGTGCGATTGTCATTGTTATGACACGTTGGTCCACGAAAGACCTAACAGGCAAACTATTAAATGCACAGTCAGAACCGAAAGCAGATCAATGGGAAGTTATAGAATTTCCAGCAATCTTACCTAGTAATAAACCTGTTTGGTCAAACTATTGGAAGTTAGAAGAATTAGAAGGAGTCAAAGCATCTTTGTCCGAAGGCAAGTGGCAAGCACAATGGCAACAAAATCCAACATCTGAAGAAGGATCAATCATCAAAAGAGAATGGTGGCAAGAATGGAAAGAAAAAGAAATTCCTGATTTGGTACATATCATACAAAGTTATGACACAGCCTTCAGTAAAAAAGAAACAGCCGATTTTTCTGCGATCACTACGTGGGGAGTTTTCTATCCTCCGAACAAGGGGCCACACCTAATTTTGGTTGATGTTCGTAAGGGGAGGTGGGACTTCCCTGAATTAAAAAAAATTGCATTAGAGGAGTATAAGTACTGGGAACCAGAGACAGTGATAATCGAAGCCAAGGCAACGGGTACACCCCTAACTCACGAATTACGTCAAATAGGAGTCCCTGTCGTCAATTTTACACCAAGTAAAGGAAACGATAAGCATGTACGTGTAAACTCTGTTGCACCTTTGTTTGAAGCTGGTAAGATTTATTATCCTGCTGATAAGCGATGGGCAGAAGAAGTTATTGAAGAATGTGCTGCTTTCCCTTATGGTGAGTACGATGATTTAGTTGATTCAACTACACAGGCATTAATGCGTTTTCGTCAAGGTAGCTTTATTAATCTACCAGATGACTATCAGGATGAACCACGGATCACGCAACAAAGGGAATATTACTGATGGCTGAAAAATTNGATAATCCATTACACAACATATTATTTAATAGGTTGGTAGAAGTTGGAAGATTAGATCCAACGGATTTAGATATCTCTACTATTGAAACAATAAAATCTATTAGTGATTCTGATGTTTTAAAAATGCTAAAAGATTTTGGAGTAGGTCCAACTGTTGCTAAAAAAGAAGGTGGCATTGTTCATATGGACAAGGGCGGTGATGCGTTATTAGGCCAACTTGTACAAAATTTAAAGAACAAACCAAAGTTAAGCTCGACAACTGAAACAATGACCGATGTCATGGATGCGTTGAACGTGCCAAGTGATACAGTAACCAATAGACCTTCATCACGTATTGCTAATATTTTAAAATCATCAAAGGTTGAAAGACCCATGGGCCCTGAAATATTTAAGGTGTTTAAAGATAAAGGAATCAAGTCAGCACAAATAAGAGAAATTGTTAATGTACCAAACATCATGGACTACGAAGATAACTTTGATGGTTTTAACAAAGCGATGAAAAAATATCGGACCACGGCACTTAAAGGATTAAACGATAGTCAAATAGACACCGTTAAAAATTCAGGTTTCTTATCTGGCTATGCACAACAAATGCGTAAAGATATTTTAGATAAAGGTGTTACTGTAGGTAAGGATGGAAAAGTAAAAGTTAAACCAAAATATAAAAATGCCATTACTATTAAAAATAATAAACCTGTTATTAGCATGGCTTTTCAAAATAAATACCTTGATGAGAATTTTGATTTTGTATTTAAAAACAAAGCAACAGCTACAGGTGTAAAGAAACCAAAGATACAATCACAAGTTTATTCAAAGATACAAGAGATTGGTAAAAAGACATTAAACAAAGCACAACAATTAAATTTAGATTTTGCTTTAGCACAAGTTGATAAACTTTTTAAATCTGCTCCTGATAAGGCTAAAGCTGCTTTAAAAGAAATAGCAAAAGCAGTTAAATCAGGTAAACTGTTTATGGCTGGAGGTCCAATGACTTTCCTTGCCGAGAGCATGGCATCAGATCCAGATTTTCAAAATATGCTTTTAAGTGCTAATCCTGATTTTGCTAGATCTCTTGGAGTAGGCGAAGGACCAATGTCTTTTAAAGATGGTGGCTCTGCTGAATCATCAAAAAATATTTCTGATGAAAATTTAAATATGATAGAAACTGTATTGACAGATCTATATAAAAAAGAAGGTAGAGAGGTTTTTGATGATGATAAAGTAACACGAATAGCCTTAGCTCTTGCAAAAGCAAGATCAATAAGTATAGGAGACAAGGAAATAGACGTAGACTTTGGAGGATCATCAGAAGACAATATTAATCTTCTTATTGATGGCATAAATATGATGCAAGGTTCTGCTCTTGAAAAAGCCAAAGCCAGTGATGGCATTCTAACTGCTGAAGAGGCTAAAGATAGCACAAAAAGTTTCATTGAAAGAGGCGTAAATAAATTAGGTAGAATGTTTAACTAAATTACAATAAAAGGAAGTTATGGCTATAGATAAAAAAGTACAACCAGAAAATGCAGCACTAGAGGCTCAAGAAGAAATTATAGTTGATGCACCTGGAGAATCCGAAGAAATAAATATCGAAATGACGGAAGATGGCGGGGCTTTAATTAACCCACCACTACAAGCACCCTCAACTGATTTTTATGCAAACTTAGCAGAAGTTGTAGAAGAAGATGAATTAACAAGAATTTCCAATAAATTATTAGGTGAGTTTGAAGATGACAAAAGCTCACGAAAAGATTGGGTCGAAGGCTTTTCAAAAGGATTAGATTTACTTGGTTTTAAATATGATGAAAGATCACAACCTTTTCAAGGAGCAAGTGGTGTTACACATCCACTATTAGCAGAATCAGTTACACAATTTCAAGCACATGCTTACAAAGAAATGTTACCAGCTAAAGGACCTGTCGATGTAAATATTGTTGGTGAAATTTCTGTAGACAAAGAAGCACAAGCTGAACGTGTAAAAGATTTCATGAATTATCAAATTACAAATGTGATGCAAGAGTATGACCCTGAGATGGATCAATTACTTTTTCATTTACCTCTTGCGGGTTCTGCATTTAAAAAAGTTTATTACGATGGACAGAAGAATAGAGCTGTTGCAAAATTTATTCCTAGTGAAGATTTAGTTGTTCCTTACAACGCTTCAGACTTAATGTCAGCAGAACGTATTGCACATGTTTTAAAAATGTCAGAAAATGATTTACGTAAAAAACAAGTGTCAGGTTTTTATCGAGACATAGAATTAAATCCAGGAATCTCTGAAGAAAATCCAATTCAAGATAAAATGGATAAACTTGAAGGTGTGCAAAAAACAGATGA